CCGTGCGCGTCTGCGTTGGCCTACGCGGTCTAACGTTGGTAAACGTCGTCCAGGCGGGCTGGGGGCCATATCCTCTGCGAAAGGGGTAACCGATGCCGGGTCAATATCATCTAGGAACTCCCGGTACAACTCTATGTCCTCGTCGTTCAAGAACGGACGGTTCTCAAGCTGGTCTAACTTTCGCTTCTGGAGCGGCGAGAGTGTTATCTCCTCGCAGGGAGAAAGGCAGACCCACTTCGTGTTTTTGTGGCGGGCATAATCTGCCGGGTTCAGTCCCATGTCCCGTAGCGGTTTCACACTGGCGGATTTACCCCAAACCGGGTGGTCGGTGATTTGGTACATATCCCCGAAGGTGACGTCGCCCCGCTCCCAGGCTCCCAGCCTCGTCTCGCTGTTGCCCATTATCTGCAATTGGGTATTGCGCGGTTGCTTGCGGAACCACTCCCGACCGTTATCTCCCGGCTCCGGCATCGGAACGTCCTGAATGCCCAAGTCCTGATAGGTGAGGGTTTCGGGCACGAGGGTGCATCGGCAATTGGGGTGGGCCTGCAACGGCTCGTTCAACTCGTAGAGTTCTCCGTCCAAAACCAGGCAGGCCATGCATACCCTGCCGTCTTTGGCGGACATACGCCGATAGCCTTTGACGATGTTCGGGTTCGCCCCGTACTGCATCCGCGAGGCTTCCCGGTAGGCCCGCATCGTTTCGGTGCGGGTGAGGGTCAGGGCTTTGCTCAGGCCCATCCCCGCAGATTCGGTCACCCGCCTGGCTGTCTCGCGTGGCCCCTTTCCAAGGGCGATTCCCTGGACGAGATTGAACATCACCTCTTCGGCCACCTCCTGCCCCAGCCGCTGGATGATGCGCCCTACCGGTGCGCTGGCTTCGGTGCTTGCCACGATGTTCGCCATTGCCTGCGGCGGCACACGGTTCCACTCGATGCCCATGCGGGCCAGCATCTCCGGCGTCACGCCCTTGGGAAGCCCGGCGGCAACCGCTTCAAACGCGGCCCTCTGAGCCAGGGCCACGGCCTGCGTTTGACCCATCTCTATGTGCCTCGCCAGGATACTGAGGTAGCTATACAACTCCGGTATCCAGAAGTTATTTCGGAACCGGGTGACAAGCCGATACCGGAGGAGTTGCTTAATGCTTGCCCCGGTCATCTTCCGCTTCTGCATGACCGATACCAGTTCCCGAATCCGCCCATCGAGGTTCCGATTCACTTTCTCGTAGGCACCTACGACTGCGACCTGGGCGGCGGAATCTATCAGGAACAATTGCTTGCGGAATTGCTCCAGGGTTATCTGAATCTCAGAGAACTGAGAGAAGGGTTTATAGATTGCGCCGGTGGTCACTAGATTTCACCCATCTGGAACCCGCGTATGATTTCGGCCCCGATGTTCGTGTCGGCCACCCGCTCGTCAGTGACCTCCTCGTCCATCTGCTCTATCTGCTCCTGGGTGTATCCAAGCTCCCGCCATAGCTGGTGCTTCGTCACCCCAAGTTCGGCCTTGGCCTTCAAGGCCTCCATGTGGGCCTGCTCGTTCCGCGTCTCAGGGTCGTCCCAGGTCGTCTCCAACATCAGGTCGTCCCCGGTGACCGCCGCAGTACCGAAAGCGGCCTGCACCCGCAGGGCCATCATCAGGCAGTCCTCCCAGGAGTTCCCGAAGTTCACCATCCTCTGCTGGGCCTTGTTCACCAGCCCGCTCTCCGCCGTCTTCAAAGCCTCGCCGCTGGGTACGCCACCCATGATTTGGAAAAGGTGCTGTGGGGTGCGGGTCGTCCCGGCGATGTGTTGCACCAGGGATTCGATGGCCTTCAGCGGCCCCTCCACGGAGGCCGCGTTCCACTGGCCTACCTGGCCACCGTCGTATTCGCTGTGGAACTCCGCTACGCTCCCCGGCATGATGTCCAGCCGGGAGGCACCGTGGTTCACGTTCAGGGTGTACCGCTGGGGGAAGGCCAGGGTGTCCAGAATCATCGTCAGGTCAATCAGGGATTTGTTTAACAGGTCTTGCATCGGTATCACGTTGATAATCTCCGATTGCCCGAAGTCCCCACCCATCGGTCGGTTGCGGAAATGGATGATGGGGATGCCTAGCGGCTGGCCTGCCTTATCTACCCAGGGTACGGGCCATGCCTCGTCGATGTCGTCATGGTGCATCGCCCAGACGCCGCCCCTAGCCACATACTTCTCCACCCGGTCGGGGTAATACAGGTTGAGCCGGGTCTCTGGGTCTTCACCGATGCGGGGATGCTGTATCCACTTCTTGCTGACCCAATCAATCTCGCGGGTCGCCTCGTTGTAGTGGGGGATTATCATTTCGGCCATCTGGTGAGTCCAGCGCGGCTGGGCCTTCTCCGCATCCCAATCGCAGAGCAGATAGCTGTCCCCCAGCATTATGGTTTCGGTGTGAACCACGACCTGGGTGTAGTCCATCCGGTTCTTCCTCCACATCTCCCAGGCCCACCCGGCGAAGGTCTCGTTCTCCGCATCGAAGCCGATGACCCTGAGCCGCTCCGCCAGGGAGTCCACCACCACGTTCATGAAGTTGTCGCGGAAGGCCAGCCGGGGCGGGAGGAACTTCTTGAGCCGGTCGGTGATAGCGGTGTCGTGGTCGCCGTCGTAGTACCGCCGGGCCATGTCGTAGTCTTCCCGGCGGTCTTCAGCTTGTTGCTGAATCCACTGCATCAGGGATTCGGTCACCGGGTCGAGGCCGCTTGCCCGTAGTACCATTCTTTTCTCCTATCCGCCCCTGTGTACCTGTTTGGATTCGTATGGGCCTTAAATCGCCTTACACGCACGGCATTTGGGCCGCTTATCTATCTGTGTCCCAATAGAGCGGGTTATCGGGGTCGAGGCCTATCGGGTTCTCTGCCGGGCTAATCCGCCGCGCCCCCACCAACTGATGCACCTGGGGTTCGATGGCGTGGGCGGTTCGAAGCCGCATCATCGCACCGGACAGGGCGTCGACTTGGTCGTCATGCCCGCCGTAGGGAAAGGCCTCCAACTCATCGAGAAAGATACCAACCCAAGGCCCACGGAGAAGGCGCAGATTCCCTACCTCCGCCTGGCTACTGACCGGGCCTGCCCGTTCCAGCTTGGAGCCGGTCGCCCGTTGGCCCCGCGTCGTGTATTCCGGTAGAACCCGCGTCACATAGTTGTAGATGGTATTGACGCCCGATGCCCCAGGTTCTTGCTCAATCACTATCTGCGTACCGTCGCCATCCACGGCGGCGGTCTGGGCTATGCGCCTTTCGACATCTGCCGGGGTGCCGCGCATCCGCTGGACATCCACAACGTAGAACATACCGTCGTTGGCGTGGTCGACACGGACGCCCGCCGTCCAGTCGGGGTCGGTGCCGGGCCGCTTCGGGGTCGCCGCCAAGTCCCAGTAGCGGACGGACTTGTTGATGAACACCGGGGCTTCCTCCACGACCGGGAACCACTCCCGCTGGAAGAGGTTTCCAGGCTGACGGGCCGTCCAGTCTCCTTGGAGGAGTTGCCGCCTGGTCACCGGGTCGAGTTGATTCAGGGATTGGACGTAGGCGTCTTGGTCGAGGTAGGGGTTGTCCGGCAACCGGGCCGATATGAACACACGCTCCCCATCACTGGGGTCGGCGTCGATGAACCGCCCACGTACCCACTCGTGACCGATGCCTCCAGGGTTGCTGGCAGAGCGCATCCGCAAAGGCGCACCACCACCTATCCGCCTCCGCAACCGGGAGAACATATAGCGATAGTGGGTCTCTTCGAACTGCGTGAGTTCGTCGAAGCCAATCATCTGGAACTCCGTGGACTGGTATCGGTACTCGTCCCCCAGATGTTCCAGATACCCGAAGGTCAACGTGGCCCCGCTGGGGAAGGCCCAAGTCTTGCGGTGGTCGTACCACTTGGCATCGGTGGGCATCAGCCACTCCTTAGCCCTATCCATCAAGGCTCCCGGTAGGGCCAGGTCGGTGTAGGAACGCCGAAGCAGAAGCGCGGCGTACCCCGGCTGGTCGACGTACTGGAGCGCGGCCATCAACAGGGCGTCAGACTTCCCTCCTCCAGCGGCCCCGCCATACAAGGCTTCGGGGTTCTCAAGAAGAAGAAAGGCGAGTTGTTTCGGCGTAGGCTTATGGGGTATGTACGCCGTCCAGGGCAACCGGAGCGTGTCCATTGGACTCCACCCTGATGGCCCCAGCATCTCGTAAGGCTGAGAGGGCTTCTGCAATATCGCCAACGTCTAAAGTCACCACCTGATGCTGAATGGGGCTTCCTTCGGGGCCGCTATGCTCGACGCGGGACGGCGTATCAACGCCCATCAATTGTCGCATATCTCCGATGGCCTGGAGACAAATCTTCGCTGACTGAATCTCGCCGCGAAGCATATTAGGCCACTGCACCTGAAGAATCTTTGTTAGGCGTTCTAATGTTAATTGGCGGAACTCCGCAGACGGTTCGTCCAGGGTTTTCCGCAAGGCCGTCTTGACGGCGATTATCGCCCCGCTGTGATTGGCGTAGCCAAGGGCGTCGGCTATCTCTTGCCAGGTTCTCCCGGCCAGCCGAAGTTCCACCGCACGGCGTTGTTTCTCTACGGCGTTGATACGCCGGGGAGACATACTCGATTCGACTACGTTCTTAGGCATCGTCCACCAGCTTCGGCTCAAGGCCCATCCCAGCTAGGCGTTCCAGCGTGACCGCCACGTACCCTGGCTCTATCTCCGTGGCGTAGCAGACCCGTTCCAGTTGTTCAGCGGCCACCATCGTGGTGCCAGAACCGATGAAGGGGTCGATGACCACGTCCCCCCTGGCACAGGAGTTGTTCAGCATCTGGGCCACGAGTTCGACGGGCTTCATCGTGGGATGTTCGTCCGACCGGGAAGGGCGCGGGACTTCCATGACGCTATCCTTGTTCCTTCCGCCTGCCCAACTGGACTTACTCTTCTTGAGCCAGCCGTACCAAATCTGCTCGTGGCGGTAGTGGTAGTTGGAACGCCCCAGCACCAGCCGGTCTTTGACCCAGGTCAGCCACTGGTGCCGCTCCCAAGGGGTCTGCTCAATCGTGTTGTCGAGCAAGCGCAGAAGCGGCCCCGAAGGGGAAGCGATGTACAAGTCCCCGCTGACGTGCCGGGAAAGGTTCGTGTAGGCCTTTTGCCAGAACTCCGCCAACTGACCTGGCGGTAGGGCGTCGTTGGTGATAGGTGCGTGTTTCCCCCACTTCTCGTTGGCGTGTTGCCCATAATCCACACCGTAGGGCGGGTCAGACCAGGCCATCGTGGCCACCGTGTCGCCACACAATCGCTGTAGCGTTGCCGGGTCGGTTATATCGGCGCACAGGAGCCTATGTGCCCCAATCTGCCACAACTGGCCCAAGGCCGTTTCCCACTTTGTCGCAAGTTCGCCAACAATGTCTAATTGCGGGCCGGGGTCATCAACGACCGGCTTAGGAGGTGGCAGAGGTGCCATATCCAGACTCTCCAGCATCGACAGTACCGCTTCGCCCTCGAAAGATACCAGGGCCAGCAAAGCGGCAACGGCATCATCATCTTTCTCCGCCATCATCGCCAACGGGTCGAGGGTCAACAGCAGTTGGAGGGCTTCATCGGCGTTAAGGTCGACGACCAGTACCGGGACTTCGTCATCTCCCATGACATCGGCGCGGAGATGCCCATCTATC